ACCATACATCGGTGTGGCTACAAACAACTTATGTTTTCTAAGTTCATCTGTTTTAATTTGAATTTCCATTTGTGCTCCAAAAATAAAAAAAAGGAGAGACCATTAAGAAATGGTACTCTCCCGTATCAAACCAAAATTAAGCGGTTTGTGGACGAACGCCCATAGCACGGCATTGTGCTTTGAAAGACTTGGAAGGAGTTCCAAGACGATAAACAGCAACCTTAGAGCCATCAGCACGTGACTTAATGTTGGTGTAGATAGCATAGCCTTCGGTACGCAACTCAGCAATACGTGCGGCAACATTACTGATACCGAAACGTGAGCGAGCCTGTGCTACGCTGAATGTGTTGTAACCTTCCTTCTTGGTCAAGGTTTGCAACATTTTTTCCTTAGCGGATAATTTTTTCATAATAAACTCCATTTTAAATTTAAGAACACTGCTCATACAAGCAATTCACAGTATACAATTATGTAGGATAAAAGTCAAGTGTTTTAGCGGTACACTTGAGAATTTGCCAAAATAAATCACCTACCCACCTGGCCAAGGTACTTAGATTTAGTTTCTTCCCAAGTCATGTAGACCAGGTCATCATAGAAAAGAGTTTCATATGAAACATTATTTTTCTTCTGCAATTGGCGGATACGACCTTTGGCATACTTGATCTTCCATAGTTCCGAAAGGGCTTCCTCAGAGGTGTCGAAAGACTTTACGAGTTGTTCTTCGGCAATTTCTCCACGGAGAAACTCATTCGTATTATTGTAGAGAGGTGAGAAATAGATACCACGTTGGTGTGCGGTGCGTGTTAACTCTTTTGGTATGCCAAGTTTTGGATACAAGAAGTGTAGTGAACGATTCTTGTGGTCACGTTTGAACGGAAGACCTTTATCGTTCTTAGCTTCCCACCACTCAAAGTATTTTTCTGTGTGGTTCTCTTTCAGCCAGTTCCAAAGCATGTTTAGTGTGGACTTCCGTGGTTCAAAAGCAACAGAACCAGATGAGAAACCCATCTTGTTCCAGTGTTCAAGCCCATCATATTGAGAAAGCCCACCAGACTTAGTATTTCCATACAGAGAAGTGGTTGTAACTCCGGCAAGAACATCACCATATTTTTCTTTCCACAATTTCTGAACTGTATCAGACAGGCAAAGCAACGCAAGTAGTTTACCACCCATGTAATTGAAACCGAGCGGCTGGAGTGGAACAATAGACGAACCGATTGCAGTGTGGTTAATCATACCACCTTGAGTTTTCTTTTCACGTTCCCATCCAATAGCAGTATCACGTGGGGTCAAATCAAGAAAGTCGGAAGAAATACAAACAACACCAAGATACTTACCGGTCACATCATCCTTCACGATAAAGTTAAGATTTCGACCAATGTTCGAGTTGTTCTTCATCGTTGAGATAAAGGTACGTGTCGTGTTCCACAATATAGGAAGGTCTTTAGTACGCTTCTTGTCGCTTTTTATGGTCGTACCGTCAATTCCTGTCGTGAATTTTGATCCGGAGTCATCAGTGAATTCCATAACAGGGCGCAGATTCATAAAGTCATCAGGCGATTCTGGTATCCAGATGTTGCTCTTGGCAATGTCGATGTACTTACCTTGTTCTTCATCAACCAGAACCTTCTCATCACCCCAAAAAGTGTTATTGGTTTTTGTTGGAAACTTTTCTTGAACTTCACACCACTTCTGGAACAAAGTATATTCTTTAACGTCCATGTTGGACGCATAGGTCAAATCTTCTGTGAGGACTTTTTTCAGTTCTTCGGTATCGATGTGTTCAAATGAACTTTTTGGATTCTTTTCCGACCATTCTTCCCACTGTTTCTGCACATGTGTGGGCCACTTTTCGTTTTCAACATCAGAATCGTTTGACATTAAATTTTTCTTTCACCTTGTTAATCATCATTTTTTGTGCCTTGCGTCTTTTCTCGGCAAGTTTGGAACGCTTCCTCATTGCCATTTGCATAGCCAATGGCTTCACATGCATAGTATACACTACTCCATTCATGTGGTCAAGTTCATGTTGAAAGCAACGTGCAGTTATTCCGGCAAACTTTGCTGTTTTGGTAGCACCGGTGAAATCTTGGTACTCCACTTCAATTGTGGATGGACGTTCAATGTTCAGGAATAAATCCATATATGAAAGGCATCCTTCTTCCATTCTGGTTGTTTCTTCTGAAACAGAAATAATTTTTGGATTAAAGAACGCTACGTACTCATCACCTGAACCCATGACGAATACACGATAGTTGTACCCACATTGGTTAGCTGAGAGACCTAAACCATTGTACTTCTTACAAGTCTCGACTAAAGAACTGGCAAATTCTGACGGATTAACTGGTGGATTAGAAAAGTCAAACTCTGGTAGTTTAGATTTTAATTCGGGGTGTGTTTCGGGTACGAGAGGAAAAATTTCAATCTTTTTGGAGATTGTAGGTAAATCTTTTTTCCAAGAATCGGTATCAATTACTAAAACATCATTTTTTATTTCATTCATTTTACGACCTGTGAGAAGTTATTTGTCTTTTGAAATTTAATTACGGACCTGAACTTATCAAAAAGTTGGTCACCTTTATGTGAGATTACAAATACATTTGTATTATTATCTAGGCTGTTCAGAAGTTTAAGGAATTCTTCTGTACCAACACCGTCAAGAGAAGAATCGAACACTTCGTCAAGAACCAATAGATTTGTATTCACCGAGTTCTTCATCTTGGCAATCTGTCTCCATGTGAACAGGAGAGCAAGATCAATACGCATCTTTTCTCCTTCAGAGAATGATGCATAGGAGAATTCATCACGATGACGAGACTTGATTGTTTCTTCGAACGATTCATTCAAATTAAAGTTAACAAAGAAGTCCATTGATGTTAGGTACTTGTTAATTAACTTGTTCATAACAGGGAGATACTGTTTAATAATTTTAGTTTTAATGCCAGTATCTCTAAGAAGTGTTGCGGCAAACTCATGATATTGTTTATCTAAGGATAGTTTTTCTGCAAGAGTTTCGGCTTCTTGGAGTTCAGCATTCAAAACTTTTAACTTTTCATCATCATTTTCCGTTGAAACGGTACGTGTTCTAAGTTCTGCAATTTCTTTTAGTAGTTTTGCATTGTACGTATTGATGCTTGATACTTGCGTATTTAACTTAACGATTTCGGAATTATGTGCATTGATATGCTTTTGTACGCCTTCAATTTCTTCCAAACGGTCATAAACGTTCTGTAGTTCTTGCTCCAGCTTTGTTGTGGCGGTTGTTATTTCTGTAATCTTAAGTTGTTTACCTGTTACTTGGCTATCTTTTGTTTCTATTGCAATAGCTTGTTGACATGTCGGACAGTTATCGTTGTTCTCATAGAAAGAAATTTCTTTGTTTAACTTTCTTACATTGTCTTCAAACTTAGATTGTAGAGTTATCAACTTTGTACTTCTGGATGCAACAGTAGTTTTATCTGAAATTTTATCCGTCAACTGTTTGATGTGTTTCTGTATCAGTACAATATCTTTTGCAACTTTGTTCAGATACGTGTCGTTGTCTGTTACTTCTTTAACCTTTTTGTTGATTTCAACAAGATGGTTCTTCTTGTTTTCTTCCAGATTCTGTTTCTGTAAATTTATTTTTTCAGTGGTCAACTTGACCGTATATTCAACCGTTTTCTGTTCATCTTTAATTGTTGAAATCTTATTCTTTACGATGGCATTCATAGAGGAGAAAATTTGAATGTCAAGCAAGTCCTCAATAATTGCTCTGCGGTCAGCAGGCGATAACTGCATGAACGGAACAAAAGACGCGGAACCAAGTATCACTACTTGCGTAAACGATTTATAATTAAGTTTAAGAATGAACTTTTCGAGGTGTTCTTGATAGTCTTTTGCTTTTGCATCCTGATTAACAAGTACAGCGTCACAATAGATTTCAAACGTATTGGGTTTAATACTCCTAACAACCTTGTATTGTTTTTTACCAATCAATAACTCGATCTCAACTACACAGTCCGAGTTATTGATTGTGTTCATCAACTGAGGTTTGTTAATCTTACGGAAAGGTTTACCAAAGAGCCCGAACGTGAGTGCATCCAGTATGGTTGACTTACCTGCACCGTTGTGACCAACTATTAGGGTATTTGTTGACCTTGTCAGGTCAATTTCTGTAAATGCGTTACCTGTGGAAAGAAAATTTTTCCACCGAACTTTTTGAAAAATAATCATTATTTAAATTTTGGACCTACAGCCCACACTGTTATAGATTGTCTATTACCTGAAATGATTGGTGCTACTTTATGTAGCAAAAATGAGGGGAACATCAATACTGATCCTTTTTTAAGGTTTGTTTCCCACGGAAATTGTTCAGAGAAGTGATTGATCTGAAAATTACCTCCCTCAAAATCAACTCCCGGCTCATTTAAAAGTAAAACAACCGTCAACTTACGGAGGTTTTCCATAAGATTGTAGTCAACGTTTTTACTACCTAGTGGTAAATCCATATGAAATTCATGCTTATCGCCAACATTATACTTTGCAAATTGCAGATAGTTAAATCCATACAAATCAAAGTTGAAACTTTTGTCGTTGTAATGTGCAATGATGTTATTAAACTTCTCCCACATCCAAATGGTTTGTTCATCAGGTTGACTCATCAGTACAACATTTGTTTTACGTTGTTCTGGTATATGTGATGTGTCTGCATATTCACCACCTGGATGTGTGGTATGATTCAACTCGAAGTATTGTGAAATGAAATCACATTCACTGTGTGTAAAAAATTCATTATTAACAATGAATCGTGGAATAAAAAACATTTTTTCCGCCAACTCATTATTAACCATTATTGTTGGTGCGCTCATTCTGATTCCTCATTTAATGCTTCAACATACAACACTCTTAAAAGGTTTTTTATTTTATCTTTTTCCAAATCAGTTGTCAAGTTATCAACGTACTTATTTAAAATTGTTGTGGTATCTTCTGCTTGATCCACATCATCATCTTGGAGGTCTTCTTGTTCGGTGAAATCTTCGGCAATCGTAATGTCGATAGGTCCAATCTGGTAAAGTCTATTGATTAGTGTGTCGAATAGGTATGGATTGGTTTTATTAACCACCACAACTTTGACATAGCTAGTCTTTAACTGTGTTAAATCCATGGATGTAATGGTTTTAATGTCATCAACTTTATCATCATAGATAAGTTTTTTGAACATCTTGTTTGGATTTTGGATAAATTCTAATTCATGTGTCTTCAAATCAAACAGGTGAAAACCTCTTGGATCATCATAGTCCTGCCATGTCAATTCATATGGATTACCAAGATAATGTATGTTTGCACGGCTAGACTTGTGGTGGTAGTGACCGGAGAATACCATATCAAACTTGTTGAACATCTTTGGTTCCAGACCTTCATGTGAAGGTGCACCACGATACATTTGGAAACCTTCAATCTCAAAGTGACCCATACAGATTGTGGAATCTGTAAGTTTCAATGTATCCATAGAATCATTATAGTTCTCTGAACAAATCCATGGCATCATGCAAATTGAAGTATCACCAATAACAAGCTGAGGTGTCGGACTCTTTATGATATTAATGTTATCATATTCTTCCAACACTAACTTCGGTGAATTAACATCGTTAGTGTTCTTGTAATATGTGTCGTGATTACCGACCAACATATGAACATGAATGCCACGTTCTTGAAGTTTATCAAAGAACATCTTCTTCGCACGTTGAAGTGAATAGAAGTTTACATACTTGCGCCTGTCAAACGTGTCACCAAGAATAAGAACAGTATTAATTCCGGCAGAATCAATAGTAGGAAAAAATGTTTCATCATAAAATTTTTCATAAAAATCCAGAAAGTGTAGTGAATCATTTCTTGCGCCAAAGTGTTGGTCAGTTATTATTGCGACTCTCAATTCGTTTCCTCAATTCGGTACTGCTATACGTATGTGGTCGGGAGTTGTAATAAAACTCTTTGTCCAGATGTTTGCCAGTAAAGGTTTTAGTCCTATACTCCTCGCCAAGTATTCTAACATGATAGTTCACTGTTGTCAATAGATTCAACAAGTCTTCCTCAGTGGAATACGGTATAATTTCATCAACGTACTTGCAACCTTTGAGTTGCACATACCGTTCGTAAACTTTTTGTACCGGTTTATTTTTCTCCGGTCTATCTATTGTTGGATCGGTCTGAAGACCAACAATCAGGTAATCACAGTGTTGTTTTGCTTCTTCAAGCATCAATACGTGACCAGCATGGAATAAATCAAAGCATGAACATGTAAAACCGATTTTCATATTATTCTTCCAAAAACTTCTCAATACCTTTGTTCTTCTTTATTTCCTTTTTCTTTTTCTTGGTTTCTTCAAATGTTTCAATGAAGTCGGAAATGTTTTCGTATAGTTCAAAAGGCTTAGCTGGAGTATCATCGTAACCCATCAGTTCAGATTCATTGAAGATACCAAACTGTTCTGTTGCTTTGTACTTTACATAGAGTTGTTTCTTTTCTTTTTGTATTCTACGTAAGAATGCAAAGTAAATAATTTGTGTGAAGTATGCAAAGGGATTGCTCGACTTAGAAACGTCAAAGTTTTCAAAGTACATAAGACAGTTTTCAATTCCGTCACCGACCATCTCATCTCGGTATGAATAGTTAATAAAGTTTGGTTTGTGTGACAGACCTTCAGCAATCTTCATAAAGCATTCGCCAATGTAGTTGGGAATTTTTGGTTTCGGTGCACCAGTCTTTTTTGCCTCAGCTACAGCCGCTTGGTATTGCAAGAGTGCTTGGCAAAAATCTGCGTTGTTGATGTAATGCCTTTTTGGTTTTGCAACCGGCATTGGTATTGTTTCTTGTTCCATGATATATGTACCTTTAAATTGCTTGACTTCCACTTGACAAAGGTCTACACTCCAGAATGTAGCCTCTGCATGTTAATTAATGAACTACGGATATATCTGGACCAACAGAGTCCAGCATCATAGTCATCAAATCTTTACTCATTTCTTCTTCATTCATTTCGGATGAATCTTCCTCCACCGACTTAGCTTTGTGGATAGAATCCACAGCACCCTCAAAGTATTCAGAAAATTCAGATGTGGGTTCCAAAATAGTAACAATCTCACTCTCCGTAATAAATGCCTCATTGTTTTGTATGAGTGGTGCAGGTAGCCAATGATCCATCATAATAATTTGTTTACCCGATCTTACATCACTCTTAAGTAGAACTACCATAGGTTCTCTAACAATGAAATTTAATTTATCTACTTGTTCGAGATATGCTATAATATCTTCACCTGATTTAAGACGTAGTATTTTTATTGCTTCCATTTTTTAATCCTATCTTATAGAGTTTGTAGGTGAATTTCTCCTCATTATATATCTTAGTTCGTTCTACGAAATGTTTGAGTGTAAAATTCATATAACTCTTATAACGGAGGTCATCTGCTATATCGTAAAGAACGGCTTCAGTCTTACTGTCACTGATTCGTAAACCGCGTCCAATAGATTGGAGATTTCGAACTCTTGATTTGGATGGAGATGCGAATATAATATTATGGAGATTCCTAATATTAATTCCAGTGCTAAAGGTACCATAACTAGCCACAATAATAGCGTCATTTTCATCTTCCGTTATACGTCTTACTTCTTCACGTGCTTCAGTGTCGGTTTTACCATAAACAAAGAAGACCTTCCTAGTACCGATGTTTTCGGTCTTAGTTATCATATCATACAATATTTTACCATGTTTGTCAACATATTGGTAAAGAATTAGAGAGTTTCCATTCAAAGATACCGCAAGATTTTTAATAAATTTATTTCTATTTTCATTTAGAATTAAATATTCAATTTCTTCTTGATAGGTTTTATCTTTCATCAATTTACAGATTTCATCATCATGCTTTAGTACCAAACACTTTATCATAAAGTCTGCTAGTTGTTTGTTGTCCATCAGTTCTTTGGTCGTTGTTACCTTTTCAACTTTACCAAAAAGACCTTCTAACACCAACTTGTGTGTTTTTGTTCCATCAAGTGTACCTGTGAGCCCAATCCTGTATTTCGCATTTTTGCACTGAGACAAGATACCTGTGAGTGATTGTGCTTTAAACAAATGTGCTTCATCACCAATAACAAAATCGAACTGCTCAAAGTATTCTTTAGATTGTGTGTAGATCGACTGCCAAGTTGATATTGTCAACGGAGCATCGGTACTCTTATCTTTTCCTTGGTAAATACGATGGACGCTGGTTGCCACGTCCCAGCCATTCGCAGTAGAATAGTCTGTGAAGTCTGCATGTAACTGCTCCACCAATGATGTTGTTGGAACAATGATAAGACCTTTACTACACTTATAGTCCAGCAATTGACGTATGATGAGATATATGATGAGAGACTTACCTGATGCCGTTGGTGATAACAACAAACATCTTTGTTTTCTCATGGCATGTACATATGCATTCTTCTGATAGTCTCTCACTTCAATGTCTTTATTTCTCGACTGCAAGGAGAGACCAGCAATGAACTTATCGGCATGATATACGGGGTAGTCATCAGTCAAGTCTGGTCTTGGATCACCATACTCCAGAATGTACTCACGCTCGGAACAAAACGCCTCTATGTACGGAAGCAATCCATGATACAGTTCAAAGGTGCGTAAATCAAATAACCTTATTTTACCGTCCCAGATTTTGTTTCTGAATGCTGGAGTGAATTGGTGACCAGGTACATAAAATGTGAAGTGGTCTGAAAGTTCTTGAGCAGTAGACCGTTCACATTTTATTTTTACATATGATTCGTTTCTTTTTGATACAATTATTTTAGTTTCCACCGATGAATCTTTCCCATGCAATATAATCTTTCAATTGGAAAGTTCTGCTTCTAAGTTCTTGTAGAATAGATTCACACACGGCAATTGCTTCATCGTGATACATTTTCTTTTCTAACAAACGAATAAGTTCTGCGTCAGATTCAATGTACTTCTCAATTCCCTGTTTCGTCTTTACATTTAACAGAAAAGGTTCCCAACCATATTCTTCTAGTTCTTCCTGTGAAAGAGAACCATTATAGTATTCTTCTTTGACTTTACGCATACGTGAATAATCAAAGTTCACACGTTTCATAGCAAGTCTGTGGTTCACAAGAATCTTTAGATACTTATTATGTAGTGTGGGTATTTTTAGCAGTTCTTTTCCTGGTTCCGTGGAATCAATCACAGAATCTTTTTCCCACTCTTTCAAAATTTCTTCAAGTTTGCTCATCATAATCTCCATTGCAAAATTACATTATATCACGATATTTTTTCCAAGTCAAACCAATCATATTTAAAAGTTGCTGTTGCAACCATGTGGTCTTCTGCCGACAAAGTGGTATCGAATTCTAAGTCACTAAGAGAGGTTGGAAAAATGTTATTCAGTTTGATTCTAAATTTTGGATTGTTTTGATTCGACATTACGGTAAATATAGCTTGCTTCGTATTTTGTTTTCTTTTTGTATAACTACTATTGACTTTTGATAGATCATCCATCCATTTGTAAATATTTGTCCATGCAGAGAGGTCTTCATTTACCATAAACGTGATATCAAACGTATTGTATTCTAGCTTTGTACCGGAGTGAAACAAATCTATGTTCGGTGTTTGTTGTACAGCCATACCTAAAGTGACACCAGGTATGTTGGCTTTTTGGCAAAAATACATGGTCTGAGATATTTCCGGGAACGTGACCACATATTTTGTGGGTTGCAATAAATTTGTTGTACTTGGTGTAGTTATGATAGCTCCACTCATATTATCTCCTTAATGATCTTAGTATTTAGGAACCAACTTTTGTGCATTTCCAACCTTTGTTTTGTTTGATTCTTCCCTGAGAAACCTTGACCATATTGCCTTGATCCAATCCATTTTCTAAACAAAATTGTCTAAGGTTAACAATATTAATTTGTTTACCTTCTGGTGTTGTCAACAACCAAGCGCACTCCAAACTTTCTTTTGCTCTTTGTTTTTGATGATCTGTTTGTGGTTTACCTATTCTAGATTGGCGCACCTTTTCAATGTGTTCAGGAGTTTGTTTATGTCCTTTTTTCATTTCACTTATTAATCTTTTAGTTTCTTCTGAATGTTCTTTGACAAAAAATCTATGTACAACGCTCGATTCGTTTTTATCAAATTCATATTTGAAATTTTTTAATGATTCTAATATATCGTCCATTTGTTAACTTAATGTAATGGTTATACAAAAAGAGGAACCCGAAGGTTCCTCTAAAAGTGCCACTCTTAATGGTGGCTCTGTATCACAGAATCACATTAGGTTGGCGACTCTGAAAATACGGTAGTACGTATTACGCTTAGAGTACAACTGACCTAGATCAGCGTCTGTACCAGCAGCAAACGGATTTGCAACCATGCCGTAACGTGTCTTGAAACCAATCTTTGGTTGGAATGTGTACTGGTCAACTGCACGAACCATTTGTAGCGGAACGTATGGGCAGTAGAATAGACCAGCGTCATAAGGAGAAGAACCCTTATAACCGATTGTTACCAATTCTTGGTTAGATGTGTAACCACCGAAGTACGGGTCGATATAGACCTTGATACGACCGTGGAGCAAACCAGCGAATGTGTTGCCAGTGTCATCAACTTGCAAGTCAGTAGACAATGCAGGAGTGTACTGTAGAACACCAGCCATAGCCATAGCGGATGCAACGTCAGATGATACGATCATCACGTTGCCCTTACCTCTACGAGTTTCTTTGGCAATAACGTTAGCGTCACGTTCAACTTGGAAAATCAAGCCTTTGAAACGCTCAACAGACCAACGACCGTTAGAGTCTGTGTCAAGGTCGAATGTACCAGCAGTTGTTGTACCATACTGAGCACCGTTCTTAGCAACAGTGTAGATTGTACGGATAACTTCACGGTTAATTTCAGCTAGAATTTCTGTAGACAGAATGTTAGACAATTCTGTTTCAGCGTCAAGACCGTGGATTGCTTTCAAGTCTTGTGCAAGTTCTAGTGAGTATTCAGCTTTCAACGCACGGCTTTGAGCAGTCACAGTAACCTTCTCGATAGAGAAAGCCATTTGACCGAAAGCTGTGTTAGAATCAGAACCCAAGTATTCAGCAGTAGCCGTAGGCATGCCGATACCAGTTGTGAATGTGTTAGCTGTAGTGAAACCGTTACCAACTGGGTTGGTGATTGTGTCACCAGTGGTGTTGTTAGCGAAACCGAAACGGTTTGTGTCAGAACCAATACCAGAGAACTTGGTGTTAGCTTCATTGAAGAATGCTTCTACACCAGATGCTTTGTTGTTTTCACCGTACTTGGCACGCATTGCAAAAATCAAGCCTGTTGGACCTGTCATTGGCTGAACGCCAGCAACATCATACGCAATTAGGTTAGGCAATGCACGGCGAACCAAAGAGATCAAGATTGGATCAAAATTCTGAATACCAGAACCAGTAGCCATAGATGGGCCGCTGGAAGTAGTTTCGTTAATTAGACCCATTTGAGCACGGTCGGATGCCATAGCTTGAGATTGATTTTCAAGGACCATGGCTGTAACAGCCTTCTTGTATGGATCCTTAATAGCTTCTAATTCTGGGTGCTCCAGAATTGGTTGCCATTTTTGTTTTAGTTCTTCAGATAGTAACATTTAAGTAACTCCTATTTTTAAAAATTAAATGTGGTATATTTATTTAACCACAGATTTTGAGATTGAATTAACAGCGGCGTTGATTAGAGGATCATAAGAAACCTTCGATGGCTTATCTTCTGGCACTTCTACGCCTTCTTCTAGGGCAGATTTTTCACCAGTCTTAATATTGGAAGGAGTATATGCTTCTTTCAATGTACTAACTTTTTCGGTGAAATCTTCCTCAGTTGTGAACTCAACACTCTCTGCGAGTGACTTAAGTTTTTCTACCTGAGTCTGCGTTAGGCCTTCGCAAACTGCTTGCACGGCCTGTACTTTTTTATGTTCATTGATTTCTTTTTTAAATTCAATAGAACGTGAAATTTCTTCGTTCAATTTAGCTTCTAGTTCTTCAACTTTGTCAGCCATTTCTTGAACAACATCCACTTTTTCTTCTGGAATGTCAATGTAGTGTTCGGCGAATAGATTCTTTAGACCACCAATAAAGTCTTCTACGATTTCAGCACGTAGACCGGACTCGATTGCTAGTTCATTTTCTTTCATCCATTCTTCTACCATGTAATTTAGGTAGTCATCGATTTTAGATGCAAAGTCTTCTTTCAGTTCTTCAACTGCTTGTTCGAATTGTTCATGAAGTTGTGACTCTACTTCTTCTGCAAGTTCTTCTACACGTGACATAACGGCAGCTTCGAAAATTGTAGTAGCTTTAGAAACAAATTCTTCTGATAGGTCTTCACCTTGAAGCAATGCATCAATGTCTTCTTTCAGACCTTTTTTAGACATCATTTTTTTCATCATGGCTTTGTCTTTCTTTTCGTCTTCATGGTCTTCTTTTTCTTCTGCTTCAGAAAAAACTTCGCCGTCTTCGTCAATTTCTTCGTTTTGGCCACCGTAAGATTGGAATGTAGCACCTTTGTTTTTGGCCATCATTTGTTTACCGGCTTTGCCTTCAGGTGCTTCAACTGAACCTTGTTCAGCAGGTTGACCTGATAACTTTTTCATTGGATCTGAACCAACTGGTGGTGTAGCGCCTGGAGGTGTAGCTGTTGCAACACCTTTAGTAGCATCTGGACCAGAGTCTGTTGTTTTGGTAACTTCTGTACCAATTTCACCGACTTCTTTTTGACCTGCAACTACGGATGTAGGCAGTCTAGAAGAACCTTCGGTACCTTTTTTTGCTGAAGAAATGCTTTTGTTTAGAATATCAGCGGCAGCTTCAGACAGATTGAACTTTTTAACCATTTAAAACTCTCCTTGGTTTTGTATGTGGATATTTATAATATTACAATTTTTTAAGAAAGGATTCGAAAATATGTAAACTTACTTGTTCGATTTCTTTACGTGAAGCCTTACGAACTTGTTGTATTGCTTCTTGAAGATGAACTTCGGTCCACTTACCTTCTACTAACATCCATTCTTTGCCTTCCATAATTCCCTGTACAAATGCACCAGGTGCAGAAGGGTCGGCTACAATATCTGCCGCTGTGGCAAGATAGAAATCGGGTTGCACAACGTTCACACCGTTGACCATCTTTAAAGAACCCATACCACGGGAAGACACACCTAATTGTGCGCCACCTTCGATAAGGCTTCTTGCGATGTTACCCATAGGCGTATCAAGTATCTTTGCTTTACCAACCCACTGGTTACCGTCTTCACGGAGACCAGTAATCATGTGAGACACACGATCTAAATTGATTGTTGGAGAATCAGGATGTCCTAATTCACCAAAAGCACGATGCTTATTGATATAGTCTTCGGTGTATCTGTGAACTTCTTTACGTAGAGTGTTGAATTCG